GACTCAAATGAAAAGTCACCCCATGGCGAACGATCTCCACCTGAGGCGTTGGAGCTACCAGATCCGCGAAAGCGATCAAAAAAGGTAAACAGTCCCATCAGTTCAGAGCAACATCAACTCGTAGTCGGATCCCAGCACCACCGAGTCTCCCGGTTTGATTGCCCTTGAAAGGGCCATGATCAGTGCCACGATGCCGTCGATCTTGTTTTCTGCTCGCTCCTTGCGTGGGTAAATGTTGTCTTTGGCGTCCAGGTGGGCCACCACGTTGCTGACCATCCAACCCAGAACCGGGTCACCGTCGTGAACCAATTTCTTTTGAAGCACCAGGGCTTCAAGCGCCTTCATCGGTTCTGAGAAATTCAGCACCGTCGGACGCACTTCAATCATGGGCAGCCCCTCACTCAACATTCGGGTCGAGAGTTGCGTCGCCTGAAACGGATCAAACGCGACTGCCTGAACAGCAAAGCGAGAGGACAGATCATTCAGATCCGCTTCGATCCAACTGAAATCAATCACATTGCCCGGCGTCACGGTGAGGCGTCCGGTATGCATCCATCCCGGGTACTGACTGTTGCCGTTGGCATTGACCGTGTCCTCTGGCAGGTAGTACTTGCCGAAGACTACGAATGCGTCAGCAATCTCGGGATGGGCAAACACAATCACCAATGCCGCAATGTCTGTCTTGCTGGCCAAGTCCAGGCCCACCCAGCAGGGCTGGCCAACAAAGGACTCGATGTCTAGGTCCTGATCAGCACAGGCGTCCCAGGAGCGCATGTCCATCCATGCGGTGTCAGCATTGACCCACTCGTTCAAGTGCTTGGTCTTGAAGTTGTTCATCGCACTGGGCAACTGCATGGCCTTGGCCTGCAGCGGTCCCAGGATTTCCGGGCGCACAGAGATACCCCAGTTGGGGTTGGCCTTCATCAGCGAGTCTTCGCTGGTCCAGTCGTCCCCGTCGTCCAGCCCGTAGACGATGCCAAACTGGCTGTCGTCCTCGAACACACCATCGAGTAGTCGAGTTACAAAGGTGCGTACCTCGTAGCAAATGCCTGCGCGATTGCTGCCAGCGGTGGTGATCACCCACAAGAGCGAGTTGTCTCGCTTGCCGGTACCGGTCTCCACAACGTCGTAGACGGTGCGAGTCTTATGGGCGTGCAGTTCATCAATGCAGCCGAAGTGAATGTTCAGGCCGTCGAGCGTAGATCCCTCTGCCGAGAGCGCTTCAAACTTTGAGCCGGTATGCAGCACGTTCATGTTGTGCGCACCAACGTTGACAGAGAACCGGCTGCGAAAGCCCTGTGACCTGCGCGCCATGGTCTGCGCATCACCAAACACAATGCGCGCCTGGTCGCGGGTGGTGGCCAGAGAGTAAACCTCTGCACCACCTTCACCATCGGCGGCCAGCATATACAGCGCAAGCGCAGACGACAGGGTCGACTTAGCGTTGCCACGTGGCACCTCAATGTACGAGCGCCGAAAGCGGCGATTACCGTCAGGCTTGACCCATCCAAATACGGTGGTCAGGATGAACACCTGCCAAGGCTCCAACTTGATCGTTTCGCCTGCCAGCGGCCCCTTGACGTGGGGCAGGCGTTCAATGAACGCGCACAGGTTGTCAGCGGGATGGAATTCCCGCCCGTCCTTGTCGGTGAGCTTTGGGTTGAACTGGTAGGGACTTGCCTTGCCCTTGAACTTTGCCAGATCATTCAACTGCCGTTGGCATGCACGCTGGACCCATTTGCAGGTCAGGATGTCACCGGCAACGACTGCCTGTGCATACTTGCGGGCAACGGCGGCGTAGTTATCTGCTGCCAAAGTTCAGTCTCAGCCTGCTATGTCCGCCCAAGGATCGAGATCGATCTGGGTATCTGTGGGCTGTGTGATACGCGAACGAGAGGCTGGCGTAAATCCCATCTCCACCGCTGCCTTGGTCATGATCTGGGCCTGCTTGTTGGCGATGGCCAAGTACGGCGACTGCATCGGCACACCGGTGTTCGGCGCTTTGATCAGCAGACCCGTCTTGGTGATTCCGATCTGGGCCTTGCGGTACAAGTCAGCGGCGCAGGACCAAACCTCCAGCACCGACATATCGAGTTTGCGCAGCAAATGCTCAGGCGCGCTCTCAATGGCATAGCGCCAGGCCTGCTTGGCCCCGTCGGACATGTACTCGGGCGGCGCAACCAGATCCCCTTGGGGCTGCGGCTCATGCGGGTTGGTCCTGCACTTTTGCAGGGTTCCCCTGAGCTTTTTGATCTCCGTCGGGAGTGGTTTTCTTCCGGCCATCTGGGTTCAGTCGTTGGTAATCGTTAATATGGAGGCTTCAAACCCACCGGAAAACTCCCAGTGCGCAAAGCCGACGTCATCGCTAAATGCCTCGTTCAGTCCGCTCTGGCGGCTGATATGAAAGCTGGGCGTGAGGCGGTTCGATCTGCGTTTGACAAGAGCGTGACGGACAAAAGCTTTTCCAAATGGAACAGCGTCGTTGAAGAAAACGTCGCCAACTCCATCATTCGCTCGGTGGGGAAATCCAAAGCCATCAATATTGAAAAGTTCATCGCCGATCTCAACTGATCGGCTCTTAGCCCCGACCGGCGAGGCCCGGCATTAGGCTGCCTTCGGGCAACCCCCCTAGGTTTCAATTTGCACGCGCAAAAATCTTGGCAGGCGCACGCATCTTTGGCCGCCGTCTGTAGAGATTGAGACCCCCCCGGGGGGGGGTAGTCAGCCCCGACCTGCAGTCTCACGCGCCGTCTTTCGGTTGTGACATGAGACGCACAGCCCTTGCAGATTGACCCAGTCAAAGCGCTCGCCGCCGTCCTTGAGCGGCCTGATGTGGTCGGCAACCTTGGCAGCCACCACCAGACCCGCCCCCTTGCACGCCACACACAGCGGGTGTTCACGCAGGAATGCAGCACGTACCTCACGCCAGCGCGCGGACTGGTAGAAGCCCAGCTCAGTATCAAAGCCACGCCTGGCAAGCCCGTAGTCCCGGTGCACCTTGGGGCGGTGCTGCTCGCAGTAGCCGGGCTTGTCCAGCACCAACGCGCAGGCGGGGTGACGGCATGGTGTCGGGGCACTGCGGGGCATAGCGGCTCGGTATTGGCGTGTAAGCAACTCAATCAAAAAACTAATCGCAATTGATGCAGATAAAGCTTGGCTTCACTTGGATTCAGAGCGTTCATAGGAACGTCATCAACAACCCAAGGAGCTTTGCAAATGACCTACACCACACAGTTCACCGTCGACGAGGTCGGGTTCATCCAGATCGCGCTCACCAAGGTACTGGCAGCCGCCGCACGTGGGGAACTTGACCTCAACCTGCTGGCCCGCGAGGAGCTGGCCTCACGCGGCCTTGATACCCAAGGCGAGTGGGTCGGCTTTGACCGCGCCCGCCAGATCCACCAGGTGCGGGGAGCCAAGTGATGGACGCCAAAACATTGGAGCGTCTGCTCAACCAAATCGCCGCAGAGCATCTGCACATCGACACGCTGGCAACACGCAACAGCGACCGCCTGGACTTTCATGAAGTCAGCGTCTGGGGCCTCAAAGAAGCCCTGCAAGCCGCATTCACGGCTGGCCAGCAATCCAAACAAACAACCCAACCAAACTGATACCGGAGGTCAACATGAAACTCACACCCAGCCAAACCTTGCTTCTCAACGCTGCAGCCAGCCATCCTCAGCATGTGCTGACCGACTTCCCGTCCAACCTCAAAGGTGGTGCATTGATCAAGGTGCTGACCAGCCTTGGCAATGAAGGCCTGATCAGACCCCACAGCAAAGGACCAGAGGGCTCTACCCGTTTTGCCATCACCGTTGCAGGCTTGAAGGCCATTGGTATTGAGCCACCGGCCAAACCCAAACGCGAAGGCAGCAAACAGTCGGTACTCATCGATCTGATGAAACGCCCCGAAGGTGCAACCCTCCCTCAAATGGTGGAGGCCACAGGATGGCAGGCGCACACGGTGCGCGGTTGTATGGCTGGAACTTTGAAAAAGAAGCTGGGCCTGACCATCGACTCCGTCAAAGAGAGCGGTGGTGAGCGGGTCTACAGGGTCTCACCCTCTAGCTCGCTCCCCACAGCATCAGCTAAAACAGACTGACCTTGCGGCGATAGATCTGCAAATGCAGAGCCATCCGCTTCACGGGTGGCTTTTTGTCCTGTGTATTCCTCCCAACGCTTGACGATAACGTCCACGTACTTGGGATCCATCTCCATGAGACGGGCTTGGCGATTCGTTTTCTCGCATGCAATGAGCGTTGTGCCAGATCCGCCAAACAAATCGATCACGATGTCGCGTGTCTTGGATGAGTTCTTGATGGCACGCTCGACCAACTCCACCGGCTTCATCGTCGGGTGTAAATCGTTCACACGGGGCTTGTTGTAATTCCAAATGTCTGACTGGTCGCGGTCACCGCACCAGAAGTGTTTTGCGCCATCTTTCCAACCATAAAGGATTGGCTCGTACTGGCGCTGGTAGTCGGCGCGTCCAAGCGTAAAAGTGTTCTTGGCCCAGATCACAAATGTGGACCACTTGCCGCCCGCATCAAGCCAGGCTTTTTGCAAGGTGTGCAACTCAGAGGAGCTCATGCACACATAGCAGGCTCCTTTGGTGACCACCAACAAGTTGACGCAGGCGTCGTAGAGGAACTTATAGAACCCATCTCCTAGCGCATCGTTCATGATGCGACGGTCCTTGCCTCGCATCTTGTCTTTGGCGCTGTTGCCGTAGTCCACGTTGTAGGGTGGATCGGTGAAAGCCATGTCGGCGAGCTGGCCATTCATCAGTCGCTCCACATCGGAGAGCACGGTGGAGTCACCACACAGCAAACGGTGCTGACCCAAGACCCACACATCACCTGTTTTGGAAACAGGTTCGGCTGGCAACTCGGGTACTGCATCGTCTTCGGTCAGGCCCGTGGTGTCGCCATCACCGTTGAGCAAACGCTCAAGCTCTTCATCACCAAAGCCCATCAACTCCAGATTGAAGTCAGCCTCATCGAGTTCGGCAATCTCAAGCTTGAGCAACTCTTCGTCCCAGCCAGCGTTTGCAGCGATGCGGTTGTCGGCCAGGATGTAGGCTTTCTTTTGAATTGCGGTGAGGTGGCCCAGCTCAATCACGGGCACTTCAGTCAGTGCAAGTTTGCGCGCTGCAGCCAAGCGTCCGTGTCCTGCGATCACGCCTTTGTCCCCATCTGTCAGGATCGGATTGGTAAAACCAAACTCGGAGATGGATGCGGCAATTTGTGCCACCTGGTCATCGCTGTGGGTGCGGGCGTTTCGCGCATACGGGATGAGCGAATCCACCGCGACCATTCGGATCTCGGGTGTCATAGGGAAGCTTTCGGGTTGGAGCGCAGCTTGCAGGTCAACCAGCGAGGGCTGCTTGCAAGCGCGGTAAATGCGGGGAAGTGAAGACCCAAACAAAACGCCCACAAGGCGCAAACCGTGTGGGCGTAATTTGAGTGATTAGCTGAATGCTACCGCTTCGATATATACCGCGTCAAGGGGTTTTCGTGCGATTTATTCATCGACTAAATACCCTGTACTTTTAACTCACGATTTACCCACCATGGCCTTGATGTCCTTCATCAAAAGGAACAGGTGAAACGGATCAGATGGGCTGGGTTCAAACTCCCAATTGAGATACCACTGCCTGGCAGTCTCGTCCTTTGCATGCACCAGCAGTGCACGAATTCCGGCAATGTCTGCCGCTTGTGCAGTGCGCAGCAGCGCGTCTTTGAGCAGTGCTTTGCCAAGCCCAGCGCCTTGGTGCTGAAGGTCCACCGCAAGCCGGGCCAGAATCATCACCGGCACGGGGTGCTGTGGAATACCTTTGGTTACACGAGGTGCCGCACTGGAAGGCTCAACGCTACCAACCGCCAAACTGTAGAAACCAACGACCGAGCCCGAATGGCAACTCACGTAGGTTTGCGCGCTATTAGATTTTTGGTTGACGAGCGCAAAGCGCTGCAAAAACTGATTCAGTGCGCTCTGGCCACAGTCGAAGGACTCAACGGTGTCCGAGCCGGCCAGTTTGCGAACTGGCTCGTAAGCATGCGAACTCAACCAAGCAGCCCCGGCTCAGACAAAAGCTTCTTGAGCTTGGGCTTGGCACTCACGGGCTGGTCAAGTGCAGCCTGAAACGCCAACCACTTGTCGTCGCTTAGCTCGAAACGGGTGCGGTCAGCCAAGGTCTGGTTAGCCGCGATGATGCCCGCGTCAAGCAGAAACTCGCTCACATTTTTGTGCGCCACGCGCGCCGCTTCCTGAAGCAATTGCTTCACAGGCGTGCTGGCTCGCACATCAATGCGCTCAGATTTGGAATGAATGACTGCGGTCATGGCGACCCCTTTTTTGAAAAGTTGACCCATCATAGCGTCCGGACAACGTCCTGACAAGCGTTTTTTAACGACTGTACCCGTAATGCACCGCCAACACACCCAATGCGCCAACCAAAATGCCCTTGGCCTCGTACTGGTTGAGTGTGCGTCCGTTCCAACCTTCCTGAGCAGACCACTCCTTCACGCTTTGACCCAAACCGGCCACGTGCCAGACAGCGCAACCACCGGGACTACTGATACCACCCACTGCATCGAGCGCCTCACCCAACCGCTTTCTAGCCCAGGCACAGCGCTCTGTCATCGTGTCCTGCCAATGACCACCAGGTATGCGATCAAGCGGTGGTGAGCCCGCTGAACTTAGCTGAGCAAAAACAAATGTGCGAGAGAAGTCCTGACCCGCGTCGTGCATCTGCGCCGTGATCGCGCCATTGCGCATCAAAAGGCCGAGCGAGTCGACAGTCCGGAAATGCTCGGTGCGAAAGCTGGTGCCTTCCTCCGCCTCACTGATCCACTCACCAACCCGACCGCCGGGCAGACTCACCAAAGTGCCATGGGTCAATGGCTGTGCAACTTGCTTTTTAGCCATGGCGCACCTCCTTGCTCAAGGCGGGATCCGTACACTGCGCCAGCGCCCAGTGCAAGAGCGCAAGGGCATCCGCCTCGTTGTCGTCGGTGACCGGGTGGCCAAGCGCTTTCATGGCCGCAATCACCTCGGCCTTGCCCGCGTTGCCCTTGCCAGTGGCATGGCGTTTGATGGTGCCCACAGGCACACCTTGGTACGGTATCTGGTGACGCTCACACCATGCGGTCAGCGTGGCCAGCAAACCGCCGTAGACATGCGCAGCATCTACTCCGAGGTGACGGCGCACCTCTTCAAAGTAAACGGCTCCAATGACCGCTGAATCGGTTGGTGCGTCACTCTCTGAGCCAGTCAAGGCGAGCATGTCATCGAGCCAACGTCCAAAGCGCAGATAGCGCATGCCACCGCCCTCAAAGCGTTGGGACTTGAAGCTCACGAAGCCATGCGCCACTGGACCGTTTGCCGAGCGCAGTGCCCAGCCGGTGGTCGTACCCAGGTCAAGAGCCAGGATGACGAGGCGTGGGGTTGGTTTGTTATTCATCAGGGATTTCCTCCAAGGGTTCGTACAAGTTTTCTTGTGCGACCTGGAGGAGCACTGGCACCAAAGCCGTGTCAGGGCGGGTGCGG